GGCCCATCGATGCCCGGTAAGCGGTTGTCTCAAGAGCTGCCGTTTTTCTTCGATGAGGTCCTAGCAATGCGCATCGAGCGGGACGCCGAGGGCACCATCCAGCGGGCCCTTCAATGTGCGCCTGACGGGCTGTGGTCCGCTAAGGACCGGTCAGGTAAGCTCGATATGTATGAAGGGCCGGATTTGGGCGCCGTAATCGCCAAAATAATGGCGGACAGGGGGGGGGCAAGCATGAAAATGCACAACGCTAACTGACATGCAAATTTAAAGAGGGGGAAAAGATGAAACCTGAAGAAATGGAACTCACCGTAAAATTAACAAAGTGGCAGCAGGTAGCGCTAGCACTATCTACCTACCTACCGGACACGGTCCACGAGGAGGTAAAAATAGCGCTCCGGAGCGGACAGGCAGTCTTTGACTGCGATGGGATGGAGATTGAAGCGAGCCATCTACGAGACAAAATCTATATGTGGACGACACTATGAAGTGATGCGCCGGCTAGGCATACTGGAGTACGATATATCGCCTACGCGGATGCTGTACAGGAATGCAATGGAGCTTATCGGGATGCTCGAGCGACATTGGGATCTAGTCTGCTCGACAGCGCGAGAAAAAATCGCTCAGACGATAGATACGCTTGAGTGGGATCCCAGGGCGGACCCAAGCTATCAAGAGCACAATCCTGATGATACATTCGACGAGGTAGATCTAATTATCGTAGATCTAGGGGCAGCTAAATTGTATCTGTCCGATTATGGCACTTATCGACTGCTAGTTAGTAACGGCGGCTTAGTGCGGTACTCTATAGCACTATTTGAGGAGGACAAAAATGCTGAATGAATTAGAGATCCTAGCACAACAATGGCTAGACGAAAAACAGACGGAAAGGGACGCGGCGGACCGACGCCGGGCCATTGAGGATCGGTTGACTGAGCTAATCGGCAAGGACACCGCCGACGAATCGACTACGACGACCGAATCCGGCGAATACGTCGTCAAGGTCAATGGATCCGTTAGTAGGAAGGTCGATGGCGACAGACTGCAAGAGCTAGCGCACGAGTATGGTTTATTTGATTATTTGCATGTTTTGTTCCGATGGAAGCCCGAGCTGAACAAGACGAAGTGGGAAGACGCGGACGCATCCATCACCGCGCCATTGGCATCGGCTATCACGGCCAAGGTCGGGCGGCCGTCGTTCAAAATCGAGCGCAAGGGGGCGAAATAATGGCGACGACGTGTAAAGAATGGCGGATTATTCCGATGCAGACAGAAGGTCACTTGGTACTGGCGACGATACGGCAGGCGGAACTAATCGTTAGTGACGATGACGTCAACGTCACGCTACGCCTGCATGTAGATGTTGCCGGACCAGATGCGGCGCCGTCGCACAGGGGCCACTTGAATATCGCCGTCCGCAGCACTAGTCCAGAGACGGAGAAGAGGGGGCATCAACGACTGTATACGCTCCGCGCCGCGCTCGGGCTTGATCTGCTCGACGCGGGCCAGCTTATTGGGAAAACCATCTTGGTCGAATTGAGGGAACTATCTGACGCAATTAAGGAGTAAAAAAATGGCAAAGCTAAACCTAACCTACAATATCAATGATTTACCCGAAGACGAGTCCTCCGGGGATTTTATGTCACTCCCTGCGGGCGACTACCATGTCCGCATCACCCAAGCCGACATTCAACCCACCCGGGCGGGCGATGGGCAGCTGATTAAGCTACGCTTAGATGTCGTTGGCCCGACGTATCAAGGCAGAGTGTTATTCAAACATATCAATATCCAAAATCGCAACGCCGACGCCGAACGCATCGGGCGTAAGGAACTACGCAGCATCATGACGGCCCTGGGGCTGACGCAACTGACCGACACCGACCAACTAATCAATCGCCAGATGCTAGTGCAAGTCAAGGTAATTAAAAGCAAAAACCCCGAGTACGGGGATGCCAACGGCAACGAAAATACGGTATCGGGATACAAGGCTATCACGGGCAGCGTAGCGCCCGCCCCGGCGTTTACTCCACCACCAAAGGCACCGTCAGCACCGACCGCGCCCGCGCCCGGGAAGGCGCCCTGGGAAAAATAGTTCGGAACGGCTCGCTGCCGTAAGCGGCTACCAGGAGGGGTAAAATGGCAAAGATACCAGAACCTATACATACGACGATTAACGCTATTGACAAAGCCCACGAGGCCAAAAATGCGACGTCAAAGCCCCGGCCGCATATGGGGGTAAGCCAGCTCGGCAAGGCCGACGAGGCGGAGATCTGGCTTGCTTTCCGGTGGGCTTTTCAACCGTTTTTTTCGGGTCGGATCTTGCGGCTATTTCGCCGGGGGCAACGCGAAGAGGAAACCGTCGTAGCTGATCTGATAGCCGCCGGCATGGACGTGCGCGAAACCGGTTGGAGCCAGCGTAAGCTAAATTTTGGCGCCCACGTCGAAGGGTCCTGCGACGGCATTATCATGTCCGGTGTTCCAGAGGCGCCCAAAAAGCCGCATCTACTCGAAATTAAAACGATTAGTAAAAGTCGGTTTGCTACGCTAAACAAAGAAGGTCTTGAAAAAAGCAATTTTGAATATTGGGTGCAGGTGCAATGCTACATGAGCGGAACCGGGATTGACCGCTGCTTATTTATCGCGGTGTGTAAAGACAACGACGAGATATATACAGAGCGAGTTAAGTACGATGCCGCCGTGGCACGGTACTATATCGAGCGGGGGCAGCGCATCGCCCTGGCTGACCGGATCCCGGACCGGGCGATCAACAATCCGTCGGACTGGCGGGTCAAATACAGCGATTATTACGCTGTTTATTTTCCCGAGTCCGCAACGAGCGAACACTGGGACCGGTTGATACCGCAGCGGGAATCAACAGATCCATTGCTAGCTAGGATCAAGATCAACTACCGCACTGATGCCACTAGCACGCCGCGCGACGACGGGACCTGGTACTCCGAGCGCTGGCAAAAAGCCATCCCTGTCGATGCCCAATATGGATACGATCCGGGGCATGTGCTACATCCCGATATTATGGCGTTCGCCGGCTGGGAGCTACTAGATGGCCCTAGCGAGCACATCGCGCGCTATAGGCTGCCGACTGGCGAGGTCGTGCTAAACGGCAAACCCGGCGAAATAAATGGGGAAAGGGTGTTCACTAGCAGGGAGCTGTTGACGGATCCGGTAGCCTGCGCGGCTCGGGGGGGAGGGTAGCAGACGTGACACTCCGCGACTATCAGCAGCGCGCCATAGATGAGGTGTACCAATATTTTCTGGACGGCAACGACGGCAACCCCTGTATCGTCATGCCGACGGGATCGGGGAAGTCCCACGTCATAGCGGCGTTCTGTCAAGATGTGCTCACACGCTGGCCCCACCAACGGATCTTAATGTTAACGCACGTTAAAGAACTGATCGAACAGAACGCAGAGAAAATGCGTCAACACTGGCATCATGCGCCCCTGGGGATCTATTCAGCCGGCATCGGCAAGCGCGAGCTTGGTTGGCCCATCACATTCGCCGGGATCCAGTCGGTTGATCGGCGAGCTGAGGAATTAGGGCATATCGATATCATTCTGATAGACGAAGCGCATTTAGTAAACCATAAAAATCAAGGGCGTTATCGTAAGTTAATCAACGACTTGTCCAAGATCAATCCCGCTCTGCGGGTCATCGGATTAACAGCTACACCGTATAGGCTAGGTCACGGCCTAATCACCGACGCACCGGCGTTATTTGACGCAATCCTGGAGCCCGTCGACATCATCGAGCTGATTACTAGAGGCTATCTAGCGCCGCTAAAAAGCAAGCTAACAGACGCCCACTTGGACACCACCGGCGTTACGATTCGCGCCGGTGACTATGCTAAAGACGAGCTGGAACGAGCCGTTAACACTGCGAAAAACAACACCGCCACCGTCGATGAGGTCATTAGGCTGGCTGGCGATCGAAGAGCCTGGTTGTTTTTTTGCGCCGGTGTACATCACGCCCAGGACGTCGCCGATGAACTACGGTCTAAGGACATCCCGGCAGCTTGTGTCACCGGGGACACGCCGAAGGCCGAGCGAGAACGACTATTAGCCGAATTTAAGGCCGGCAAGCTCCGGGCGTTGACAAATGCTAATGTCCTAACTACTGGATTCGATTATCCCGATATCGACCTGATCGCGATGCTACGACCGACACAATCACCGGGGCTATATGTACAGATGGCGGGAAGGGGGATGCGGCTAAAGAGTCACACGGACCATTGCCTAGTCCTTGATTTTGCGGGCAATATCATGCGCCACGGGCCTATTACGCACGTTCAACCACCGGCTAAGGCTGGCGATGGTGACGGCGAGGCGCCGGCTAAGGCATGCCCGGAATGCCGGGAAATCGTACATGCTAGCGTCCGGGTGTGCCCGAGCTGCGGATATGAATTTCCGAAAATCGAGCGCCAGGACCAAGCTCGCTCGAATGCTGATATCATGGGTATGGAGCCCGAGGAGGTCCCCGTCGACCGGTGGGAATGGGACGTGTACACGAGCAGGAATAGCGGCAAAACGATGCTACGGTGTAGATATTACTGTGGTCTGTGGCATCCTGTAGTCGCAGAGTATGTCACGTTGACGCACGATGGATACGCCGGACAGAAAGCGCTAAAAACTATCATGGCGATAGCCCAGGGGTGTAAACTGGATATGCGGCGATTCGCCGATGAGCTGGACCTGGCCGACCTGGCCGACGCCTTGAACCAGTCGCCGCCACCGGCGGTAATCGAGGTACAAAAAGACGGCAAGTTTTATCGGGTAGTGAACCGGAGGTGGGATGATGACGAAAGACGAGTACATCAAGAGAATTGAGGCTATTGTAGAGCGAGCCTACGCTTGGACGCCGCCTCGATGTTGTGCAACCTGCGTCAATCTAACGCGCGAAGGCAGATGCAAAATTTACGATCTGTACCCGCCGCTGGACTACATCGAGCAGGTGAACGACTGCGAATTCTACGCACTCTACGCAGACGATGTGCCGTTTTGACAGGAGGCTGTATGAGCAAGAAACAGACGGGGTTTAGGTTCCCGATATGGATGATCGAAAAAATGAAAGAAAACAAGGCCCGGGGCCTGGGGTCAGCTACGTATCAGCTACAATCCGCATGGGTCGAAAAATACATGCCCCAGGGCGAAATAACTGACCGCCAGCGGTTGGACTGGCTAGCTAATCCAGCGAACAAAATCGGAGCTGTGATGCTGCCGGTCAAACATGTGCTGACGACTGACGATCTGAGGGCCGCAATCGATGAGGTGATGCGTGACGAAAATACCGACTGAACACGAGGAACAAAAGGCCCTAATTACCTGGTTTGATATGGCTTTCCCGGCACACAAGGGCCGACTATTCGCCGTCCCAAACGGCGCGTATAAGAGCCGGTCCGCCGCCAGCCACTACATGCGCGAGGGCCTGCGCTCGGGCGTGCCCGACCTAATGTTGCCCGTCGCTAGGGGCGGCTATCACGGGCTATTCATCGAGCTAAAGCGGCAAAAAGGCGGCGTTGTGAGTCCCGTCCAACGTGACTGGATCGAATATCTAAACGCTCAAGGATATCAAGCAGTTGTGTGCCGTAGATTCGATGCCGCCCGGGAAATCAT